TTACTGATCAAGACCATTGAAAGATGGATATGCACTTTCACCATGTTCAGAAATATCAAGTCCTACCTGCTCTTCTCTAACACTTACTCGTAATGGTGTAAATACTCTGACAATAGCAACACAGATAAGTGTTCCAACAACGGCCACAGCGATCGTGATTATAATTCCAACAATCTGTGCTACAAATAAATGGTAATCACCAAAAATAAGTCCATCCCATCTGGCAACTGGATTAATTGATTTCTGTGTAAAAATACCTGTGGCAATACCACCCCAGATACCGCCGATACCATGACAGCCAAATGCATCCAACGCATCATCTATTTTTAATTTTTTCTTGATAAATCCAACACCAAAGTAACAAATCGGACTGACAAGTGCACCGATAATGAAAGAAGACCAGATTGGAACAAAACCTGCACCTGGAGTGATCGCAACAAGTCCAACAACAAGTCCGGTAGCTGCACCAACTAAAGTCGTTTTTCCATTCTTTATTGTATCAATAAACATCCAGGATAACAATGCTGCTGCCGCAGAAATGGCTGAAGTCATAAATGCATGTGCAGCCAGGCCATCTGCTTTATAGTAGTTACTACAGTATTTTTATTTTTTAATTTTTTTCACAATATCAAGCGATTTGTTTCCAAATTTTCCGTTAACATCAAGATTGTATTTTTTCTGAAATTTTTCCTGTAACGTAGCGGTCTCCTCGCCATACTTACAATCTGTTGCAATGTCTTCGTTCATTGCCCAGTTAAGTACTTTCTGCACTCTTTTAATCTGTGTAGGATAATTTTTCAATGTCTTGTACCCATCGCCAATCTGGTAGTATCCGCGCGGAGGTAATGCCGGAAAAGTTCCTGTATATCCCCTTTTGACTTCCTCGGATGCCCCGTCCTGCGATTTTATATTAACTTTGGTACAAAACCATACCTCTTTCTTTTTCGTGCCTGTAATACGGTTTAAATCAATTTTGCCAGGAATGCCTGGGCAACTTCCGTTTTCGGTAAACTGATGCAAGTCAACACCTTTATGACAAGGATAAGCTTTTCGGTATTTCCCATCATTCTTTCCGTAGCGCGCTTCCCACCACGCACAATTAGTCGGTTTAGACTCAATAGCAGCCTTGTAGCGGGAATATTGTGCGTACATGGTATAAATCATAGACTTATATCCCAAATTGCTTATATAGGCTAATGCGGACTTCACACCAGATACAGAACATCCTTTCTCGCATTCTACATCTAAAACATACCCGATAAAATGTTTTCCGATTTTATTTTTGCAAGTTTTAACTAAAAATTTAGCCTGTTCTAATTCGTTTCCGGAATTGAGATATGTATAAAGCCAATACGGAATGCCTTTTTTCTCACAATTCTTAATAAAAATATCTAACGTAGTATCAACATAGCTTGTCCCTTGTGTAGCTTTAGCAATTACAAAAGGACAATTATTTTTTACTTTATCCCAGTTTTTAATTGGGTCATGGTGTGATACGTCTGGGTAATATTTTGCCATTTCTATTCCTCCTGATCGTGAGCTTGTTTATTGACGTGTTTTTCTATTTTGTCTATTGCCTCAGATACGGGTCCGTTACATCCTTGCTCTTTCAGACCTTTAAGGCAGGCTAAAATACCATACGTTAATAAGCATTGTTCGCTCTTTATCTTTTCGATTTCTGCGTCCTGTGCATTTTGTTTTAAATACCATTTATATGCAGAAAATGTAGCCCCTAAAATAGCTGTTGCGGCCGCAAGAACGCCCGCAGCCGCAACAATTGTATTTGCGTCAATGTACAATCTGTTCACTCCTATTCCACGAATACCCAGTCTTCCGCAAGCATATCCGCCTGTGATGCCAGCCATCCCACGCAAATAGTATTCTGCGCTGTTTTCATACATACAGAACTTGCACATTTAAAATCGCCTGTCGAAAGGCAAGAAGTTAAATCTTCCCCATCTGCAAGGAATAAATACATTCCTTTACCGTTCCATCCTTTTCTTGCTACCTTGAGACCTCTTTTTACATACTTGATAGCATCACCAAATGAAAATAATGCTTCACCACCAAGTTGAGGACAATTCTCTGTATCTGCAAGCTGCCATTCATCAGATGCAATGTTAGAAAGCGTGTAAAAAGGTCTATCTGTCTGGCGAATATCCAGCACTTCACCATCTTTTGTGTGCATCAAGATTGTTTCACCCTTGGCATCCAGACACCAGTATCCACCCCAGGCAGGAAGTTTTACCGCCGCACCCTGTTTCATTAATTCCCATGCCTCTTTAAATCTCATTTTAAATCATCCTTTCCAACGTAAAATAAATACAATTTTCTGATTACTATTAATAATCCTATGGATATTATTAAAAATACCATTGGTTTTTTTAGTATTTGTCCCCGCTTTCCCAGCGTCCCACCATACCATTTTTTCTTTTTCGTTTACTCCTGCAAAAATATTTGTGTGTAAGCGATAGAAACAAATATCTCCTGGCAGGAGTTTTTCTTTGTATTGTGCTGGCGTCTTGCCAACTTTAATAAGCTTATAATGCTTTAAAATCTGTGCTTTAGTCCCGGTTCCTTTGAAAACTAACTGACTTTTTTTATTGCAGTAGAATAATTGTCCGGGTTTGAGCAATTTTAATTCCTGCAAGCAGTAGCAAACATACGACGCGCAATTACTTACTTTCTTCTTTTTTGCTCCGCCCCAGGTATTAGAAACATTTTGCGAATATCTCCATTTGTGTTCCTGCATATAATTTGCGATTTCTTTTGCTTTTACCAATAATGATAATCTGCCCATAGTCATATTGCCATAATCTCCCCTAATTCTATTTCTTCATCTTTTCGTGTAAAATTTGCAACAAGCAATTACATCACCTACCTTTTTTTTACTAAATCGAATATTTTCCCTCATAATCCAATACAAAAATATTTACATCATAAATTTGTAATGACACCGAAATGCTTTCAATAGGTGCGGCTCTAAAGTCTACCCTGTCGTTTTTTTCTAGCTCTAAAGTGTATGTTTTAAGAGATGTGTACCATGCGTCGGTCGGAGAATATGCTGTGTCAGTATAACTAGAATATCTCTCACCATTAACAAACGGGGCAAAATTGCATCGTTTGTTTGCCCTGGAAGATTTGGCTGCAAGTCTTACAACAAACTGATAAACACCTTTTTTCTGAATTATAACTTGAGTACTGCTTCTCGAAATGAATCCTGATTTTTTAATATTATCATCATTTGTTGTACTGAATGCCGGGACAACCGTCCATTTATCATTATCTGTACCCGTACCTATTGATGCATTACTCCAATATCTACTAACTAATCCACCGTGACACTCTTTTAAAGATCTTGCGCTTAATTCTTGACCTGCTCCTTCAGCATTCGGGTCAGTAAGATATATTACAAATTCGCTACCATCCGAACTAATGCTTATTTTCCCTCGTTCTACACCATCTTTGATAAAACTTAATACACCGTGCCTCATTTCAATTCGAGCATTAAATTCTTCCGAATAAGAAAGAATAGAACCATCAGCTCTAATAACTGCTAAACCCTGATATGAATTATTAATTTTTTTCTGAATAGAAAACACCCATGTATTTTTCCCACTGTTTGTATTAGGCGGTTGAAAATACACTCTATAACTATCAGAATCTATTGTAACGTCTTTATAGATTGCATTCTCATTGACATTCCATCCACCGATTTGAGCTAATTTGGTAACCAGTTCGCCTTTATCTAAATCCCAATAATTATTTTTACTTTTATCTGCTAAAATTCCAGTTACAAGATAGTTTGCATTAACGTAAAGATTTTCACCCTCTTTATAAATACCTTTTGCAGTTCCGTTATTAGTTAAAATATTAAACACCTGCTCTTGAGTAAGATTATCAATATCAACTAATATCGAAATAGACTGCATATCAATTAACTGAGAAGTTCCACCTGCTGCGTAAAGTTTGCAACGGACGGAAGTTGCATTATCTGATACACTTAATTGCTGTATAGTTCGTGTGATTGAACTTTCATTAGATGAACTTGTATATAGCGTCTTCCAGTTGCTTCCGTTAGACGTTTCTTCAATTATAAATCTACCTGAATATGCTGTCCGAGAAGTAGAATTACCATCCCTGTAATATGCACTAAAAGTAATACTACTAGGTGTGACTGTGTTATCTTTAGTGCGTTTTAACATATTTACAGACGCTTCTATAAAATAAGTTCTTCCGGCTGTACCATCATCCCCCTTAATCTTACTCCAAGAATATTTCGCTGGGTCTGTACTATCATTTTTTTCAAAATCGGTATACTGTCCAATGTAGCTTTTGTTTGCGCTGTCAGACACAGAAAAACCTGTTTTTCCATCTGAACTATTTGCGTATGCTATATGCAAATAAGAAGTTTTTCCGTCTTCTCCAACGCCTGCAATGCCCTGTTCGCCTTTCTCGCCTTGTGCCCCTTGAAATCTGCTCCAAGTATATTTATTAGGGTCTGTACTATCTGTCTCTGTAAAATCAACATATGTACCGATATAAGTATTCGGTATTTCTGTCATTTGAGCAGATGTTGGATTTTCAACAGGCGAATATTTTATGTGAAAATATGAGGTTTTCCCGTCTGCCCCACTAGTGCCGTTCGTTCCGTCTTTTCCAGGGATACCCTGTTCTCCCTTCTCCCCTTGTAAGCCTTGCATCCCTTTTTGTCCGGCGTATAATTTTGCTACAGAAAACCTGCGAGTAAGACTTAAAGAATTGAGATATGTTGCTTTAATATCTACCCATCCAGAGTTCGCGGACAACCCTGTTATTGTATAGATATGAGAGGACGAATCCCAATTGCCTTGTACATAGTCGGATTTAACATTGCTGTACGAGCAGTCGTTTGTGATGTCAGTATCCCCGTAAAAAACAGTTATCTGTGTAGATGCATCTGGAAATTCTTCATATTTTCCTTCGGAATCTACAGGAATGGCCTGATATTCATTGCTAAGCTGCATACTCATATTCTTAGAACTTGTCACGCTATTTTCAATTTCTTCCAGTTTATCCGAGAGTGCTTTTCCACCAATCTGTACGCTGCCTCCGCTGATATATATTTTTTTAGTATCCATATTTACAGAGAAAATGATATTGCCTTCCCCATCTTTGATGGTAATAGCTCCTGTATTAATATAGTCAGCGTTGATTCCTTCTACATACAGTAATTTTGCAATTAATTCTCCTGTTAAAATAAATCCATACGGATATGTTTTCCCTCCATCATTGCTCACACCTACGGCCTCTGATGTAATTTTTATTACATTCTGAGAATCTTTCAATTCTTTTTTATCATGAATATAAGTAATTACGCCGCCGTCTGGCAGTTCTTCATAAGTGCTATACATTCCGCCAGCATTTTCAAGAGCTTTTTTTAAATTCTCCATAGCTGTTTGCCGTTCTGTTTTTTCATTTTCGACAATTTTTCCCGTTTCAATGATAGCCTTTTGATACGGGGATTGGTACGAACTAGCTGCTCTGATTCCTGATTCAGCACTATTTTTAATTGTTGTCTGTCCAAAGAAAACAAAATTTACATCTGTAATGAACGTGTTATAAACATTGCCGTTGAGGTCTGTAATTTTAGCCAAATCCATGAATTCGGCTAAAGGATATGCGATATAATCACCCTCAAATTTTCGGAACACGATTCCAATTAGAACCTCACCAATTAGTGATAGTAGCGTTTTTTCTGAGCCTTCCATTAACGGATTTTCGATAGATAACACATATCCTTTATCGCCTTCGATCAAAGTAGTTTTATTATTATCCTCGTCCTCTATTTCCGTCGAAATTCCCGTAATAACAATATCATCCGTATCAGTTTTTAAATTTATCCATTCTGTGAGGTTGTTGTAGCCATCTGAATAGTCGAAGGCATATGTTAATACCTCCAAATATCCAGAGCGGTTTATACGGGCATTTCCGGCGGCAATCATGGCAATATAGCCAATAACTTGTCTATAAGTATACTCATTAGATGGCTTTATAGAAATTTGCACACTCGAATTTTTAAACTCACTTGTTTTTAGTGAAATTCCGCAATTACTGCAACAATCTCTTAAAACCTCTCCCGCTGTAGCCGGAAAGATTAATTTTGAATCGTATGCCTGATTAGCCTTATACATATCGTCATAACCAGTAATAATTACAGTTGTTCCATATGTTTCTGGAGAAATAACAGTAAATAAACCATATTCGATTTTAGAATATGGAGAACTAGCAATAATTTTATCCAATCCTTTTGTAGTTGCTAACGCATCCCCTTCTTTATCTGCGATCACATTTTTTTCTTCATTTTCGAGATAAAAAGTGAGATAAAGTCGGATTTTTGCACCAATAAAATTGTATTTTCGTAAATGGTCGTCGTCATTCATCAATTCCAATTGTACGCTTCGCCCAACAGCTACACCTAGCGGAATTGAGTTTACACCTGCCCCATCAGATATGTTGTTATTACTAAGGGTGAAATCGTCTTCGTTAAACTCTAAGATAGTCCCGTCGAGTAATGTTATTTCTGCACGTTCTTTAAAATCTGTATAATCTTGCATGCGGTTTTTGAAATCTTCACTTACTTTAATCAAATTGGATTCACCCCCGTCATATTAAATGATAGTTCCGCAACTTTCTTATCTCCGTCTTTCAAGCTTCCAATCGTGATATTTCCGCTTTTTCCTACGTAAAAATCATCCGTTCTCCATTCTCCATGATACATACTGAAATGCTTCAGTGAGAATTTTTTTCCTTTTGCAATAATTTTCAGTATTTTTGTTACTTCTGAGACAGGAATGTTTGTAGCCTTATACCCATACTGTTCTACTGTAAAAAGTGGAGTGAAATGGCCTTTTCCAGATTGAGTACGGTCACTGTCTTTTGTATATTTCGTTTCAAACCCATATACCAGCCCTGAGTCCGGCTGCCATACAGGTTCTCCATTCATTAAAAATCTGCTTTGTGCCATTTCATACCTCCTAATATGCTAATTCAAATGGATTGAAGCCTGATGCATCCCGTCTAATTTTTGCCTCTTCAATTACTTCGTCAAAAATTGTTCTTCTGTTAATTTGCGCTGTGAAGTTGTACGTTCCGCCTTGTGATTGTAAGTTGTCTAATTTTTGCAATAATTGCATCAATAATTCCGGACTGTCGTTTGAAGAATTATTTTCAATTGTCTTATTATAATTATTCACAACAGATGCGCGAGGCGGCAACACTGTTCCTGATGCAATAGTAGGCATAGGAATTTTAATTCCTGTCAATTTATCAGATAATGATTGCAGCGTTCTGAATGTATCCGGGAACCCGCTTTCTATTCCTAATGTCAGGCCCGCAGGAATCATTTTTCCAATTGCATCTCTAAATACGCGAGAAGGAGAATGGATTCCTAATGTTTTTTTAGCAACATTCAGAGCGTCTTTCGCCAAATCTGCTAATGAACTCATAAGGGATCCGGCCGCATCTTTAATACCCTGGATGATGCCTTTTATAATATTTTTCCCAAGGCTCCCCCAGTTAACATCCGTGAAGCGTTTCCACATCCCTTGGATTGCACTTGTTGCCTTTCCCTTCATTTTGCTAGGTAAATCCTTGAGTGCATCCATTATTTTCGCGACAATTTCGCCCGCTTTATTTTTAATTGCCGAAAGACCATTTGTGATGGCGCTTTTCATGTTTCCGAGCCCTGTCGAAATTTTTCCCTTCATTTTACTAGGTAAATCTTTGAGCGCATCTACTATAGTAGTTAGAATTTCGCCTGCTTTGCTCTTGAGGCTTGAAAGGCCATTCGAAATCGCCGTTTTTATGTAAGAAATTCCGTTTCCGCCAATTTCTTTTAATTTTTCTGGCAATACTTTAACAGCCTCTATAATTTTATCCTTAATATTTCCTGCTGCACTTACAACAGAATCTTTTGCAGCTACAATTCCATCTTTAAACCAAGTAATAATTTTTAAACCGAGATTAAGCCATTGATAGGCCGTAAATACATCTACAATAGCCTTGATAATGGACGGAATAGCCGCAACTAAATCTGGAATTGCTTTAATTAATCCTAAAATTAAAGTTGCAATAATTTTCACGCCTGCCACGAGAATTTTAGGTCCGTTATCATTAATTGTGTTCGCGATATTTGAGACAATTTTAGGGACATTTTTAATAATAGACGGGATGGAATTGGCAATTCCTTTCGCCAATTCTTCCATCAAATTAAGACCGGAATCAACTAATTTTCCTGCATTTTCTCTAAGATTTGCAGTAAAATCTACAAGCGCATCTAATCCTTTACTGATAAAATTTGCCGCTCCATCTTTGATGCCATCTGCTAAACTGTCCATAAATGAGGTACCGAGAGATGTTAAGCTAGTAATCATGTCTCCTGCTACCCCGATTGCATTAGTGATAATGCCTATCCAGTCCACCGTCTTGAGGAACGTTGCGAGATTTGTTCCGAGTTGAGGCCAGTCAAAAGTAGTTATTGCTGTGCTTAGTGTGTCGAGAGCTGTCGTAATCCCTAGATTAATTGTATTCGCAAGATTAACCCAATCCACACCAGAAACGATTGAATTTAGCCCATTTACGAAATTTGTTGCCATATCAGGCCACTTCACAGTTTTTATTGCTGTGTTGAGTGCTGTAACAGCGCCATTAAAACCGGTTGTGAGCGTTTTTCCAATCAAGTTGAAATCTATTTTCGCAAATGCGCCGTTAATTCCATTCCCGACAGAAGTTCCAATCAAAGAATAGTCAAGGCCATTAACCAGCCCATAGAGGATTCTCCATGAAATCATAAAATAATTTCCAAGGAGATTTCCGAGATTTGTCCAGTTTATTTCCCTGAAAGCTCCGTTGATTCCCTCTGAGAATTTTCTTCCGAGATTTGTCCAGTCGATGCCCTCTATTAACAGATTTAATGTATTTACAATTGTATTAATTCCCGCTCCGATAGTTCTTCCAAGTAAGTCCCAATTAATGTTGTCTACTAAGCTGTTAAATGTCGTAGTAAATGCATTAACGAAATATGTAATACGAGGTCCTACATTATCCCAGTTGATTGCATCGTAGACTTTTTGAAGTCCTTTATTGATTCCTTCCGCAAGGTATTCTCCAAGGCCTTCCCAGTCTTGATTTTTGATTAAATCTTTAATCTTTTTTGCAATATTTGCAATAGAACTAGGGATTTCTACAACATTAAACATTTCAGAAGGCGAGGCTTTGCCCGGCGTTCCCGTGTTCCCTGTATTTGACGTTGAATCTTTTTCAACTTTATTAATTTCGTCAAGACTCGTTAAATAACTCTTTGCCGCCTTATTTGCTTTCTTGGAATTTTTTGATGTTTTATCCAGGCTCGCAGCATAATCTTCTTGTACATCTACCGCTTTAGTGAAATACCCTTTTCCCGTTAACGATGCTATGAACATACCTACATATGTGATAGCCCTTGAAAGCATATTGATAAATAACGTTAAGATCGGGGCAACTACTGTTAAAATCGGCGAGAATGCTGTTGCAAACGAATTTTTAAGCCGGGTAAGGGCTGACATGAGCATACTCATTGATGCATTAGTTTCTTTCGAATACTTTGAAAGATTATTAATCCCTTCCCCAATGCCGCTAGTTACAAGGGACAATGCTCTGAACACTGTGCTAAACATGAGAGACATTGCCAGCATATGTCCCATACTCATTGACGTTTTATTTGTCGTTTTGTCAGCACTTGCCATAGCTATAATCATTTTTTTGATAGCAGAAATAACTTTGCCGAACCCGCTCTTGGCTGTGCTGCCAGCAATTAGACCTATTTTCTTTAATCCAGAAAGCACTTTTTGTTGTGTACTGACTGATTTATCAGACTCTTGCGTATATTGCCGTACTTTTTCTTTGAGAGAGGCATAAGATGTACCTAATTGATTATGCATCTGGTCTAATTTTTGTGATTCGTAAAAAAGCTTCTTTTCAGTCCCACTTGTATCCGGGGTTACATATGCGCTCCCGGATTCCATCATTTCTGTTTTTTTTCTCTTTAAAGACGAAATTTTTTCGTCCAGTTTGTCCATTTCGTCTTCTAATTCTTTCATCGCACCTTTGCCTGGAGCCCAAGGAAAGCCTTCTTTACTTAATTTAGTCCATTCGTTGTCCAGCTCGCCCCATTTTGAAATCAGGGAGTCTATTTCTTTTGTTAGTTCTTCAAATTCTTTAGTCTCTATTTTCTGATTAGAAAGTTCCTCATATTTACTTTTTAACTCAGATACCTTTTCTTCCTGTCGTGCGATAGTTTGATTTTGCTTTACAAACGCATCTGTCTGCTTCTGTAAGGCTATCTTTGCACTTTCACCAATTCCATTTACCTGTTTTGCCATGCGGCGGCAGGCAGCTTCAATTTCCTTGCCTCCGGCAACAAAACCGTCTGTTTCTATAGATGTGTTTATATAAATTGCGCCATCGGCTCTCTCTGCCATGGTATCGCCGCCTTATCCTAAAATTTCTTTCAATCGTTCCTGTTCTTTTAGTTCCTCCTGCGAGTATTTTTCTTTTAAATCAATAATCGCTTTATTTTCTCTGTAAAATTCCTTTTCCTGCTTGTCTAATTTCTGCCCTTTAGCCTTTTTATGACGAATACTTACCACCTGTGAAAAAAGGCCTTCTCCAATCTCCATGTAGGCTCCGAGAAACGTCCACCAATGCATATACTGAATTGAGCGAATTTCAGTATGTAAAACCGAATTAATAGAGGGAATAATAATTGCTGCATCCTGCTCCCAGTCCATCACATGAGGTTTTTTGCGCCCATCGTCCTTGATCCCCATGTCTATAAACTCAACAGCTTTTTCAATAGCTTCCTGGTATAAGTTCATCGGCATAGATTCAAAATCTTCGTAGAGAATATCTAAACAAACAATTATTTTTTCGTCGTCTTCATAATCCGGGTCGTCGAAATATCTTAAAACGTCCAAAATCGCCCGAAAGTCGGTCCGTATTGTCCAATTTTTGCCGCCAACCTCAAGAGCTGACGGCAATTCCCAGACGTTCATCATTTGTGATATTTTGCTGTAGCACGTTTAATTCGCGCCTGTTTCTTTGCGAGACGTTTCCCTGATGTCTCTTCAATTAGCCTGGCAATTCCACTTAATACGTTCTCGATGTAGAAATCCCCGTTTCCTGTCAGAGTTAAAGGATTGCACTTTCCGAATAACGTATCAGATACTTTATATCCAAGCAGGTAATCAACCTGATCCTTGACTAAATCAGAAATTTTCAGAACATCTTCAACTCCTGCATCTTCTTTAATTTCGATAGAACCAAACTGTTTTGCAACATCTTCATAGCGTCTAATAATATCCAAATCGTTAGGATTAAATTTAAAATTGCCTAATTCTTCATTATCCTTGTCGTACACCGGGACAGTAATCGCTCCGGTATCAACGGTTAATTTATAATCCATTGACTACCCCCTATTCTCCTGTTGTAAATTTCTTTGTTTCCGGGTTAAAGGTGCCCTTTGTTTTCGTTCCCACGTAATTAACAGTAAAAGGAATCTGGTAGCCGGATGTATCTCCGCCGTAAGATGTAGGTACAACATAGCAATCTTGCTGATAAGCTTCATATCCTCCGCCACTTGCTGTTTTCCAAAGATGGGCCTCGACAACTTTTGTTTTAAGATTGTCGTCTTTATAGAGGTTGTCGCAAATCTGCTGTAATTTTTCAAAGAGAACAGAATTATCTTCCGCATAGAACGGATCCGCTTCGGATGAAACCTCATAACCATTGTGATTAAATGTGCGTTCCCCTATGATATTCTCTTTTGTCTCTGTATCTGGATTGAGTTCTACATTGTACTCTTCCAAGTCTTTTCCAAGCCTTTCCCAACTTTCTGTTTCGCCTTTGCAAAGAGTTCCGGCATCAATAAAATGAGCCATATATTTTCTCTCGATTTTTCCCATTAAGAATCTCTCCTATCTTTCAAAATTATTTTTATATTTTGCAATAATGCTGATAGCCCAATTTTCAGCGTTATTTTCTTCTACACTGTCCAAATAAGCCGGAGAACTCCTACTAATTGTGATAAATTTTCTTCCGTCTGTTAGTTGCGGATATTCAGTCAGCTTATGCTCTGCTCCATTTATCGCAATTACCTGCTTTTCGAGCCATATTCCAAGATTATCGAGCCATTCCTTCACAGATGCCTTGCGGTTTTCTGAAAGACCTGACGCACGATAAATGACCATAAACGGATAAACACATATCTGTTCTACTTCTCCGGTGATAAATTCACTCTCTTTTTCTATCGCTGCCCCAGAAAGAGGGAACATAGCCTTCCCACTATTTTCTTCGAGTAAAGAAAAAGTAATTTCATCCCCGTCATTTAATCCTGGATATTGATTTACTAATTCTCTGATAGCTGTTGTTAATATGTCGTAACCGTCTATGTCATACTTTTTTGCCTTTTCTTCCACTACTTGCCTCCTGCTCGTTTTTTAACGCCCGAAATCCATGATTTTCCGTGTCTTTTTTTTGCCGTCTCAAACCAATGTGGGGTAGCACTTTTATTACTAAAAGTAAGGTTTTCTTTTGCTCTCGTTTGTCCGCCAAACTCACCAACAAGCACTTTTTTCGCTCCTTTTCTCGCCCACGGTGAACCGGTAATCTCGTCTACCATACCTTTTCCCTCATAAAGAAAGCGTCCGTATGGTGGCGCACCGGCGCATACCTGTCCAGTTCCGGCCATCGCTGCGCTCCTTGCCCTTGTTAATTGAATAAATGTTCCTGTTTGATGTGGCATATATGGAACCATGTCAGTCATCACTTGACTGTCGAGCCAAAATTGGGCGTCTTTGTATTGCTGTTCGAACCTAGATAAATTTACATCAATCCTCGTTGTGCCATTTACTATCGAGAATCCTTTAAAATGTTTTGTATCCATTTTATTTACCTGTTATTTCAAAATGAGGGATTACGCTGTAGCAACTGGTAGATGTGATAGCGAATACATAATCATGTTTACTGTTCATGTAATTATAAAAACCATCTGTGTAGTCATTATCAGATATGGGAGTTTCGTTATCCCATTCTCCTAGATAAAAGAAATCAAAATTTTGACCCGGAGTGAAAGTGATTGCCTGCGGCAATAAATCAAGGTCCTGTTTTTCCCATTCTTTCGGCGGTTTCCATATTTTTGTGCCAATTTTTTTGTCCGAAGAATACGGCGTAAATCGCACGTTTAAAATCACATTATCCTGTGATTTTTCTCCGTATTTTTCATTAATCGTAGCTTTATCAAGATTGATATTGACGTTATGTAAAACAGAGGGATGCCAAGTATCTCCCGATTTATTTTTAAAACGATTAAAAATTGTTACGGTATCTTTATACATTAGTATCCCTCCGTTCTATTTAGTGCCTTCTTATCCTTTTATTTGCGCGATTTACTTTTGCCGCAGCTCTTGAGCCTTTGCTCATTTCTCGATTCGATGCATCGTGATGATTTAAGAACTCATTCGTTGCTTTTCTATCCGCAGCACGAGATTCTTTACTCCGCTGTATTTCAGCTTTAGAAACTTTCTTTATTGTTGCTCCATTTGATTTGGCCCGCCTTTTAAATTCGCTTTCCGACATATTCAATGGAGTAGGCTTCGGCATTTCGCCATTTGCCCAATAAAAATTTGTTCCATTGTGCTGTTCGAAATAATATCTTGTTGTTTTCCCGTCCTTAGTTGTTATGTCTACCCCATGAAGAGGGGGGGGGATTTGCTCGAAATATTCGATTTGTTTCCTCTACCACCCATCGCAGACAGCCTCCTTAAATTTTTCGTGAAAAGCTTTGATTTTTACAATGTTTCCTTTACATTCATCAGGAACAGAACCGTAAAAAATAATGCTTTCTGGACGCAGTCTCCGTACCATTTCTTTGTACCCATTCAAGAATAATTCCTTTTTCTTTTTACTGTTCATGCAGCCTACGGAGGAAATAGCAACCGTTCCGCCTGTTGGTTCTCCATCAAAGCACCATTCGTAAGAATCTGGTGTACTCCAAGAAATTGTAGGAATGATTTGCGCTCCTATTTCTTGCAAATACGCCCCTACCCAGTGCTTGCGGTAGTGATTATAAATTTGGATCGCTTTAGGAAAATCAGTGTAAGTAGAAAAATCTGGCGTCATTACATATTTGAATTCTGATAGCATATTTGCATATCTATCAATATTGGTCCATAGCCTGCTAAATTGGTAATCATCCAAAAAGAAATGTACTCCTTTTTCTTCTCTTTTCTTTGCTCGAAGGGCATAGTTAAAACCAATAAATTCACACTGACCGTCAAATGCAACGGGATGTAGCTTAGGAATTCCGTATTCACCTACACCATTGAACATTCTTCTTTCAAGATTTTCATAGTTTCTTGTGTTTCGGTAATTGCTCATAATTTTCTACCTGTTTTCCAGTTGATTCCTCTCTTTTTCAGTGTGCGTCTCGCAGCTTGTACTTCCACGTCCGCCCATATTATTTCAACTGCTTATATGCCTGATTAACGCCAGTTGCGGCAAAACCAGATACAACACCAACTGCGGCCGCTGTAATAACGTCTGTTGCCGGGAAATCGGGCATTACATGAAGCCCTACAACGCCAAGGACCGCTCCTGCAATACCACAGGCTACAGGAATCCATTTGTTATTTACTTTACTTGCTTTAAGCCCCTGTGCGCCAAGTAAGCAAAGAATTGTGATTGCTCCTACACTTGCAATACCAAAATCCATAATTATTCCTCCACTCCTAATTCTTCAAAAGTTTTCTGCATCTTCGGAAACTGAATAGCCAGCCAGTTTACCACATTTTCATTACTTGATAACTCAGGGAGGCCGCTTTCCATAAAGAAAGCGTGAATCACTTCGTGCCGTACAGTTTCTTTGAAGGCTTTTTCTTTTCCTTCTGTTGTTTCTATCTCGTCAGCAATATGCGCTACGGGGCAAACAACCAACTGTTTGCTGTACGGGATACATAATCCGTCTGCGTCTCTTTCCAGTGGTTTAGTGTTTACGGAAATATTATAATCAGTTCCTAAAATATTTACTTTTTCTTCAATTTTCATAAAATTCCTCCGGGTATCTCCCTGCATACAGTAAGTTGATACCGTTTTTATCAGTCACTCCAGAGAGATATTTTGTAATAGTATCTCTATATAACTGTTCCTGCGCCGTCTTGTCTGACAAAGCCTTGTCAATTAATGTGGCTGCGCTGGTATTGTTAGTCGTCGAGTAACTAATAGATTCGTTTCCGGCTGAGACCGACGAAACAAGTTTACTTGATACAGTGCCATCCTCTCGCTGTACAAATCCTTGCGAAGCATTTACTCTCTCTTCTGCTCGCTCTAGTTTATATGAGATATTTATTAGCTCACACAAACATCTTTTTACCGCCTCTGCATCCTCTTCGTTCGTTGGAAAAGCTATTTTCAGTTTTTTAATGCTGTTCGCGGTTGTTGTTGCTGTATCAATTCGTTTGCAAGCATCCCAGGACAGACGGTTAAAATCTGTCTCTAAGATACTTTTTTCTCCGTATAGAGTTTTATAAAACTCATAATCAACATATTTAGCCATTAGATTTAATCATACCCATGCGGATATTTTTCTCTTTAAATGCAATGCTCCAGTTCGCCTTGGCTCCTAATTCAGCAACCGTAGGGGATTCTTTAGCAATTTTTGTAGGGTCAATGCTGAATCCGTTAGGATGCATTACGTAGCCCTGCTTTGTGTATAATTTCTGAATACCTCCAGCTGTTTCTGGGTCATAATCCGTATAGTATGGCTCCTCATAGTTTGTCTTATCGCAAGTTAATATAGAACCTGTTCCGAGCATATATGTCTTATAAATTGGTACTGCTGGTTTTGTGGCATCAACAGTAAATCTATCTGTTACAACAGGGATAAAGCCGCCAATTGTCGGAAGTTCTACTTCTCTTTCAATAGCGTTATTGATTGTGTACTTGTTGTAATCAACAAGCCCCATGGCTTTATATCTTGCATAAACGTAAGAATGCAAGATTAATAATCCCATGTTTTCGGAAGAGTCCCCAAGTGCCTTCTGCTGTGCAAAAATTAATGTAGTATCATCAATTTTATTTTCGGAACTTGGAGTTTCTGTAGTCGATAAGTCAGTGATATGATTTTCCATGCCACTTAGGGATAAGGTCGCATCAATAATGGACATCAAATCCCTTGTTCTTACTTGTCTGTAATATCCTGCTACAGAATTGCCAACGTGCTGTAAAGGGTCGGCTCCGGTCAATTCTCTTGTAAAATCTTTTGCTTTCCATGCTTTCATCCTCTGAATGAGCATAGCTGTCTGTTTCTTACCAGAAATTTCTACCGGTACGTTATTTGTTTCACCATCATTGTTTAACGCCTGTGATTCTTCCTCATCAATCGGTACATAAAAAGGAAGTGTTGCAACATTTCCTCTGTCACCAATGAGGTTCATAATTTCATTGTCCTGCACAAGTACACCAGAAGCTAAAATCCTGTCATTCCAGGTTGGCTGTTCTGCCATGTACTCAGCAAATACCTCTGGGTCAAAATAAAACCCGCCAAATAATCCTGCTCTTGGCATAAAAAATAGTCCTTTCTACCTAAAAATAAATAGAAAGGACTATATGTTTTCCCTTCTACCTATAACTTTTAGGGTTTTCTAGGTTAGCGGCCATGCTCCATAATGCATAGTCGGTAATGTTATTATTTATCCTGTTTCATTGCTGCATATAACTCTGGGTCTTTCTTTTTTAACGCCATTCTTGCGTCGAGAGTCATTTCAGAAAGTTTCTGATGACCGCTCTTGCCCCCGTTATTGCCGCTACCGCCTGTAAAAAACGGCTTTTTCTTTCCATTAGGATTCACAAGAATATTCTCAATTTCGTGACCTTCCTCATCTGTAATGAGGTCTGTAAAAATATCCTCAATGCTTCTTCCCTTAGCTGTGTCTTTATCCAGTTCAGTGATAAGAGATTCGCGGATAGTTTTTTCTGTAAACTTGTTGACGAATTTCTTTTCTGCTAAAAATTCAGAAACATTTTTCTCAATTCTTGCTTTCTCAGCATCTTTCTCTCTTGCATTTTTTTCGTCTGCCAACTGTGTAGTTAACGTAGAAATCTGAGATTTTAAGTTGTCAACGTCAACGTCTTTGAACTTTTCAAGTTCTCCCTGCACATTATCCAGAGACTCTTTTAATTCGTCTCTTTTTTTTGTGACTTTCTGATATTCCGCAACGGTTTTATAGTTTTCAAGAACTTTTTTTACAAATTCCTCTTTTTTTCCGTCTGGAATCTCAACATTAAATTCTGTTAAAATTTGTTCAATATTAAGCATTGTATCCTCCTGAACGTACTTTTTTAGTCGTCCGTCAACGACATGGATTAAGACCGTTAAACCACGGTCAGGGTAAACAGAACCGGCGGAATTGAACCGCCGCAGGGCTTACTACATGACAAAATTAAAAAATTAATTTCATAAAACCAACACCAAAACAACAATTCAAATGAGGTGCCCTGTTCCAAAATTCTGCACTTTTACATTATACCTTTATAAAAAAAGAAAGGGGGAAAAGAACAAAAAATATGGTATTTTCCGTTCAAGTGTATTTTACCACTATGCTACGATTGCTTTGTCCCCGCATTTAGTCTTTTTGCCGCCCCTCTTGCGGCCGCCGCTTGTTTTCTATCCCATTCGGCAATTTTTATTCTTTCATTTAACTTTTTTAAATTGTTTTCTTTGCAAAAATCGTTATATGCTTTGTTTTGTTTCTGTAAAAGAGCTGCCTTTTTTTGATATTTCAAGTCTAATTCAAAACGCAATCTATCATTTTCCGCAGCACCTAGTGATTTCTTCAATCCGATAACTTGTCTTTTTGTCTTTCTTATTCTTCGTTCGAGCGTTCGTTGCCTCTGAGACAGCTCGTAAGCCATTTTATTTTCTTCGCTATCATAATCCTCGAATGGATTGTTTACGCCGTCTCCTGGTCCGTGTGAGTGCCTACAATTCGCCCCGTGAATACCCTTTACATTTCCCTCGCCGCAAATAGAATACGGTAAAAATCTTTTATCTTTGCCGCTCTTGCTATAAAATTTTCCTTGCCACCAGTAATGATTAGTTAAATTTTCTCCTTCGTCACCAACTCTCGCTCCTAAATGAGCAGAAACAAGAATTATATCCCACCCCATTTCTTCCATGCGGGCATTTGTAATTTCCCCGGACATTTGGCTTATTCCCGTCCTCAAAGCTCGCAAAGCGGCTGTCTCTAATGTATCGGAGTGTCCAGAAGGATAGTAAACTCTTACCCCTTCGGCTACAGCCTCGCTAATTGCTTCAGCGAACGCCTGCGTATATGACATCATGCCGGAGGATGTTAAAGTGTAAGCCTTATCCATCGCCTTAATAAATGCCTGTTGTGTTGCATTTGCCGTAGTCCTTGTGTAATTTTCCCACTCCCCGGCCGTTGTCCTGAAATTTCGTTCGATAATTCTTAATAAATGTGGAGATTTATCCAAGGGAATAGGAGATAATCCGGCATTTCTATAAATAGAATCATCGTATGCCAACGTTCTGACTCCTGCTTCGTACATAGCATCTTTAATTTCAGAATCCTGTTTTTTACTTTTTTTTGCAATTTCATTTTGTATATCAGAAATTAAATAGCCCGCCTCTTGTATGACTTCTAGCTGCCATTTATCTTGTGAGGTTAAAATGTAATTTTCTCCTCGATTAGCTCTAAGAATCATTCTTTCTACGATTCGACTTATGATTTCCTCGTGAAGTTCTTGCGCGATTCTTTCCGCTCCTTCTGATACATGAAGTAGATAATCTGGTGTCAGCATTTTGTCCCTCCTATCAAAAAGGGGCAAATAGCATTTGTTCAAATACTACTTAGCCCCTTTTTTCAAAATATTTTCAAGGCTTCCTGTTTCTGAGAAGCTTCTTTGATCGCAAATAAATCTTTTTCGGTCATTACCCCGCCCTGTAATAATTCTAAAGAAAGTGCGTCGATAATGTCCGACTGTGTTTTTACGATTTCTGATAAACCTTCGATTGTTTCCAAAAGACTACTCATAGTCCTCGCCTGTAATTTCTTTATACTCTTCCGCTGTAATCCAACCTTTTCTAACAGCGTTATAAACCATTTTTTTCGCTGCGTCTTCGCTAAACATTCCGCTTGTATACCAATTTGAAACAGTGTTAAATCGTTTACTCTTCTTCATTATCCATCGCTCCCTCTTCGTCCGGTAAGTCAATTCCAGACATCATTGACATATATTCCATTTGCATTTTCTGTTTTTCAGTTTGAGAAGCCTGATATTCCATTTCGGCCTGCTGCTCTACCGACACACTTAACTTATTTACACGCATTGTAATAATTCCTCCCATAATTCCTTATAATATTCATCCATTGATAACAACAATTTATACGAATTTCCTCTTTTAACATGAGCTTTCCAGGCTTCATAGCCATCGCCTACTTGTTTCTTTGTAAGCAAACCGTTTTTAACTAGAATCACTTGCCTACGAAGCTTTTTTCTTTCACTTTTTACATTCTGAGGGTCTACAATTCGAATAACTTTTTCCATCTCGGTAATGTGATGAGTAAATCCAAGAAATTTTATTCCCTTTTTCACATTATAAATTTTTGTTTTCTTCGGATGTGGTTTGAAATGGTGTCTAGCAAGAAACTTTTCTATCTCTGCATAACAATACTCTAAATACTCTTTGTCTTCATGCAGTAGGATGAAATCATCCATATAGCGCATATACCATTTTATTCGTAACTTTTCCTTGATAAAATGGTCCAATGGGCTTAAAACGGAAATTCCTGCAATTTGCACCATTTGAGAGCCGGGATTATAGCCCGTTTCGCCCGTGTATTGCTCTCTTAATACATTTACTGCCCGATTATATACCTCCGGGTGCAAATAGCGTTTAAAACAGTTCTCTGCTTCTTCGTGATGCATACTGTCATAGTACTTATGTATATCGCCTTGCAGAACATAAAAATTAGTTCCGTGCTTTCGATACGCCTTTTTGAGATAATCTTCTAAATATTTTAATGCAACGTCTGTTCCCTTGCCTTTCTGGCAAGCGCAGTTCGTTTTGATTAATGATTGTGTCATAGCCGGGTATATTTGATTATCATTTAGCGAGCGTTGATATACTCTATCTCGAAAAGCTATACTTACAACATCCCTTTCCTTCGGATGCGTAATTTTGAAATGTTTCGGAGGCCTCGGAACATATATATTATCTCTTAATTGCTGTGATAGTTTTAATGTTTCTTCGATACCATTTAGGTAATAGTGAGCAACAGAATCTTTCCAAAGGACACCTTTCTTGCATTTCATCATAGATTCATATAGGACTTCTGCCCCTATTATACTCTCAACTATTTCCTGATTATTATTTTGTTCCATGCCGCATATAGCTCCAGAATACAATTGTAGTCCTTTGCGTCAGCACAGTGTTGTTCATCCATTTGAGGACCAGGAACTCGGCTCCTTGTGTTTATTGTGTTCGGTGTGCCTGTTCTACAAACAAGCCATTTAACCTATTACTACACAATCCGGGGAGAAGCGATTCGCCCAATTCGCGTTGTTGTTGTTGACGTTGCCGCTAGTGTTCACGTACCACGTGTTATTAGCGTTGCCACGATTCGCGCTACGCAAGCGAACGTTCTGCGTACAGCCTACATCCTGTATATAATTAGCTGTTAAACAGCTTTTTATATCTCTTTGAGTCGGATTCTTTCCAGCTTTTAATCCCATCTCGTACTTCTATAACTTTACCGCCCCAATAAAGCATCCTTTTCTTTTTCAAGTGAAATACCTTTTGAGCGAGCTGGATTTCTCCTAGAAAATTATCGCAATCGAGGATTGCTTCTTCTTGCAAATCTTTCCTTTTATCGTAACTATTTTTATTATCTCTGGTTACACGGATGTTATTTGCTCTCCTCGTTTTTAAATAAATTTGCTTAGAAAGTGAGATTAAATCATCTGTAATAATATGTTGATATTTTTCTGGAAATGTCTTTTTATTCGAACATATTGTTATAGTGTATTCGGCTAGCCCAAGCGCGTCCACGATAACTTTTAATTTACCTTTTCGCTGCTGACTTGCTACAACTGCCATTCTTTTTCCTTTCTGTTGTTTTTTGCCCCGGCATACGTGGTTGCCGGGGATTATAAGATTGTTTAGATTACCCAAGCCGGGGAGAAGCGACCCGCCCAATTCGCGCCGCTGTAGCTGACGGTGCCGCTAGTGCCCACGGACCACGAGAGAAGAGCGCTGCCACGATTCGCGCTACGCAAGCGAACGCCCTGCGGAGACACATGATTTTCAACAGCATAGGTAATCATTTTCGGATATGTTCCATATTGTCGCAGCGGAGTTGTAGAGCCACTTTTCTGCTTCCAATATTCGTGATATTCTCCCTCGCCTTTAATTTGAGGAGATACATAAATTTCTTCAAGGGACAGCAGAAAAACTTTGTCGTAAGTAACGTCTGCTTCTCCGCCGTCCTGGACTGTATTTGTATATGTTACTACCTTGACCGGTTTCATTGCATTTATAATTTCCTGTGGTACACCAGACAGAAAACCAGCTTTTGTTTTCAATTCATCTGGCGCAATGTCCCATTCATCCTGAGCCGCCCACCATGCTCCGACTCCTGCATCAGAATTAAGATACTGCCTAATTGCCGACATCTTCCAACGATTCCATCCATAAGCCATTTCCTGTGTTGAGTTGAGATTGCCGTTCCGCGCGCTAGATTTCTGTATACCTAAGTTTACCGCTCCTTCTGGGGCAGTAAAAACAGGTGTTACTGTTTCGATTACTGTTTTGCCATCGGCACTATGAGAGTAAATCTTCCATGTTGATTTAGCGTTATCAGGTGCGCCATAACATCCTGACAATCTTCCGCCCACTGGCACATTCTGAGTCAGCGTAAATGCTACTACATCTCCTGCTAATACATAGCCTTTATCTCCCCATTTGGATTCGATTGTAAAATAATAAGTTCCCGCACTCAATCCGTCGGGGCACGCTAAAAATGCTCTCTGATGCGAAAATTGAATCCCAAACGGATGTGCATAATGAGCCTGTAAAAGAGGTCTGTGCGAAAGAATTGTTCCGTCTTCCAGTTCAAAATCCCTCATGCAATTTAACTGATACGGGTAATCATATTCTTTATTGCTTGCTGCTACATCTGTCCATTTATCGACGAACTGGTCCCCGATTTTGTACAGAGTGTCAAATAACCCCGTATTTGCAAGCCTTTCAAGTCCTGTCCAGTCGGACGCAAGTGTTTTAGCCGATTCCGCCGCGATAGCCGCCATGAGGGCATTATTTTTCTGCATTTCTTCTAACAGTTTTAATCCCGTTGTGTCTGACATCACATCGACAAATTCTTTATTATCTGCCATTTTCATTCCTCCCTATTTGTCTCTACTAATTCTTAATCCGCCGCTTTCGTTAATGCTAAAATAAATTCCTGCGCCGCTTGCTTTTTCTGCAATTGCTTTTCCTGTTGCCCCTGCATCCGCTGCTTCACCTGTTTGCGTAAGAGAGGTATCCGTTTCTAACGCCTGAGAATTGTATGTTCCGCCAGAAAGCCATGCGGAACCATCGTAGTAATACCAGTTTCCACTTTTATAGCCGGATTCATTTCCGGTATATACGTAGATTCTTGTTGTATCCGTCATTTCAGCCGCGGTTTTAGCCACAAGAGGAGCCCCCACCCTTTTAGCAAGATAGTCAAAAGGGATTTTGTGTAATTCATCTTTTCCGATTATGAGATAATCCCCATCCTTCGGGCTTTCCTGTAATTCTAAATCTCCAATTACTTTGTAACCGTTCATTCTTCACCTTCTTTTTTGATAAATAACACATTGTCAAATAAATCCCCAACGGCTTTGGCATCCGCTGCCTTACCCGCTTGAGTAAGTGATGGGTCTACTTCGACGTTTCCGCCTCCACCTATGCCTTTTTTACATAAGTTGTACAAATATTTATCTTGTACAGTAAACGGTTCCGGGATTGTTACATTCTCACCATTGAGATAGGCGAGATACTGTTCTGTTCTAGCTTTTCCCATTCCTATTCCTCCTCATATCCTTCTGGTTCTTGTCGCTGTGCCGACTGTTCTAATTCTTTAGCGTCTTCCTCCGAAAATCCTTCGAATTTTACGAGATAATACCAGAATGGGACTTTTCCCGCTGTCACATAAGCATACCAACGGGCTTTATCCTCTTCGTAATTGTATGTAATGTCCCCGAAGTCGTATGAGACTTTGTAACTACCAGTCGGAGAAAGGTCATATAAATCTGAAAAAGCATCAAGAGCCTGTATTAAATCCTCCAGGCATTGCTCTAACTTGTCTCGCACATCCTTGATAAATTGAATCGTTCGCTGGTCTTCTGATTCCACCTGAGTAGCGGTTTGAATCCCATTTTTTTCGTTAAATACGAAATACCCGTTTGAAAATCCACATTTATAGCCAATCTGGTTTAAAAGTGCATTAATTTGGACTAATCTAGTCTCGGTATTTAAGACAGGGTTAATCTCTTGATAAAAGCTTTGTTGTCCATCGCCATACACATTTTTTATAATATCGGGTAATCCCATTTCTTTACGCTGCTTGTCAAAATATGCCCCCTGGTTTTGTAACGGCGTTCCTACTGGAACCATGCGGTCAGAGTCAAGGAGAACTGTTCTTTTACTGTCCTTTACCTCTTTTGCATTTCGTGAATACGCTATGTCTAAGTCTTTTAATTCTTCGATGGCGTCAGAAAACACAGGTAATCCCATCGGGCTGTCTGTGTCAATATTATTTGCGTGAGGCGTTTTAAAAACAGCAAACAGAGGGGAATCAAGGTCAGCTATTTGCACATCATCTTGCAAACCAGCCCACGGGGTAGCTTCAATGTCCACTCTTTTTTCTAAATCATCTGCCTTTTTCCCGACGTAACAGCGGTTCGAAATGCAATAAATATTATCTTCGTCAAAACGATGATACTCAATTCTTGTATAAAATTTCTTTCCTGTCCCGTCTACCTCTCGCGTAATAAATGCCGCTCCCATGATTTTATCGCCTTCCTGATCTGTAATAATAAAATCATTAGGTTTTACGAAATCTACCCCCTTGCCGGATGGTTTTAATATAATTGTGCCGTATGCACAACCATATTCTGTCCATGTCCGCAAATTCCCGTATACGTTATCTATTTGTTCCTGTAACCATTTTGCCCTACCGCTACCGTCTACTTTTATCCCGATTGCCAGTGTGGCAAGGCGGGCAGTCTCAGAACAAATAGCTTTGGCAAAATTTACTGTCTTGATATTGTCTTCATCATCCAGCCAAAACGGTTTTCCTGCATAAATATTTTCACATTTGGTAATCAGTGAGACCATTTCGGGAGATATGATAGACTCAATATCAAACTCTTGTCTTGCCTTTTCTCCGAATATCATTTTAAACCATCCTTTTATTGTTGATATAATACTCATTCATTTTCTGCCCTCCTTATGCCGAATGGCCTCTCCTCATTGATAATGGGCTAGTAGCATATCTAATAGCGTCTATCCAATGGTCTTTTCCGTCCGGGTAGTCCGCTATAACTTCACCGTTTCCATCCACTTCATGCTCATAGTTAATAATTTCTTTGTATGCTCGTGGCGTTCTCAGGGGGTCGATGACTATAGTTCTACACTGTAGCCATTCAAATGTGTATTTTCGACTGCCAGGCGTTACGATAGCCCTTCTTGCTGGCAAGCCTGCGTCTTTAAAATCAACAATGCTTTCCTCTTCGTCTACTCCGCAGCTAATTATATAGTCGTTGTAACCTTTTTGCTTGATTTGTTCGGCCATTGTGCTGTTTTTAATTTTGCATCCACCCAATTCGTCAAGTAATACTACTTGCTGTTTATTCGGAACATAAGCAAGGCGGATAAAGGCTTTCGGGTCCGGAAACCATCCCCAGTCCTGTCCTTGATAAATACTTTGATATGTTTCAATTTCTTCATCTGTAATGCGTCGAATTTCTATCAAATCAAAGATATTTGTTCCAAGTCCAACAGCTAGTCCTAAATATTCATGATTATATGCCCTTTCGTTTGTCTGTTTTAAATACTCCGCATCATCAATAAATTGTTGTCCTAACCATTCAGGAGATACAGTCGTATAATCGCTCTTATGCCTGTAACTATCCCCTCGCGGTTCATTTACATAAGTATTCGCCCAATTATTTTTAGAAATTGGCGGGTTAAATGATTTGAACACAACGAACTTGCTACCGCCACGAAGGACCGACTGTTGAACTGTTCTAATTTCTTCTATGCCTGCAAATTCGTCCAGCTCCTCAAACCATAGATATTTTATATATCCTTTTGATGTTTTGACGGATTTGGTCTTTTTTGCCTTGTCCAATCCGCGATATAATATTTTTTGCCCTGTAGGTTTATATATATGTTGCATCGGAGACAGTAAGGATTCCCACAAATCACTTACCCCCAGTGCATCTATGGCCCATTCTATCTGTTCATATACACTATCTCTTAACGTGTTTCCAACTTTTCGAAATATGGCTGCATTGGAAAAAAGGCCTTTTTCAGCGTCTTCCATCATTCCTAAAATAATTTCTGTAGAAATAAAAGATGATTTTGTAGAACCGCGGCCACCGTATAAATCATAATAGGTATGTTCGCCGTCTATAATATCCCAGTGGACAGGATAAAATGCCGGAGCTATAACATCTGTCAGGTTAACATTCGACATATTATCCCCTCGGAATATTATTTATAATTGTGACTGGCTCAGTGATCTGCTTCTCTTCCTTCTTGTCTGCATCCCATCCTTTAAAATTGTTACGCAAGCTGAACTGTGCGCCGTTTGTGCCTTCTCGGTCAAATAATCTTTCTTCTGCGTACGCCTCTACTTTTGTTTTCGCGCGTGTTATCGTGTCAACAAATTCTCTCTTTGCCTGATAGTTCAAAAGAGCCTGCCTGCTTGTGAATCCCAATGCAAGAGCCAATCCAGTAATCGTAGGTGGTCTTTTATTAATTACTACAGGATTGCCCCATTTATTTAGAACAGGAGTTCCGTTATCATCTTTGAGGATTTCTCCTTTGCAGATCTCGAAATATGCATTAATCTTTTCTTCAATTTCTTTTTTATCTTTAAATTTAGGCGGTCTTCCTACCGCCTTTTGTGCAGCCATTTGACCGCCTCCCCTTTATAATTAATTCTATTTTAATTTTAATACTCTCGTTTGTTTTTTTTATACACGCAAAATGTGGGTATAAAAAAAGAGAGGACATATGGTATATGCCCTCTCAAAGTTACTCTCTCCAGTCTCCTAGTAAGAGCTTTAATGTTCTGAAATTCACGATGCAGCATTTTCTATGTCCGTAAAAATCATTGCGTGAAATCGGAATATATTTTTCTTTATATAATGTATCATACGATTTTTTCTTAGCAATACTTTCTACTAAATCGTCCGCTATGTCGGGATTTGTCCAGAGTGCGGCTTGTTGTAAAATATATTCGTCTCGTTCCGAAAATTTATCGCTCAGAATGTATTTAATAGTCCCGTTAGCCTGCTGCTCTGTTATGTTGTAATCCTTATACTTTTTATCTCTCCTCCTCACATACTTTCCCTCCTTATATATGTTCGTGTGGTTTCGGTCCTTCAAATGGATGTGATTCCATTTGTAATAATTCGTTATACCTTTCTACTTGTTGGTCTGGCGTAATTTCCCCTGTCATTAGTTTATCTTCTAATTTTTCAAATTCTTTATCAATGAGATTCTTAAATTCTTGAGGGGATATTTCGCCGTCAATTAACTTTTTTTCTAACAATCTGTATTTGTACGTCAATTATCATCATCCTAACAATTTTACGGAAAAATCAGGATTTTTAACATCCCAATTTTGGGGAATAGAATCAGTTACTAGACAATCTCCATCTTTGTTGCCGCAGGGGCAGCCTGTGCAACCTTTCTTCTCTTGTATTTCACTGCAAGCATTTTTTATTGTCGTGAGACAATGTTTCATTTCTTCAAAATCCACTATTTTCTTGCTCCTTTCATAAAATCTTGTTCGATTTTTTCTTCATAAAAATTATCTTGATTCCCTGTTTCTTTTTTTGAGCAAGCTACTGCAACGACGGTGAGAAATACAACTCCCACTACCATTCCTATTACAAACATTAATATTCCTAATAATACATATTCCATATTTATTCATCTCCTACACGTTCAAATCTCATTTCTTGTTTTGCATCTGGGTATTTTTCTTTATCTACTTCCGATAAAAACACATCTAAATTTCTACACCACGTAAGTTCCGGGTCATTAAAAGCCTTGTATATCACTTCTATTTCTCCTGTTTCGGTGTTGATTCCAATATCTTTTACGATATAAATGCCGCCTTTAAAGTGTTTGTATCTAAAACCCACCATCATTTCTCTTATTTCGTTGATTTGGTTTTTAACGTCCATTGTGTTATCAATCTTTTTCACCTAATTTTTCTGCAATAGCTCTTATTACATTTACAGTTACGCCGTTTCCTGCTTGCTTATATAATTGACTATCAGAATTAACAAACTCTGCTTTTTCAAAATAGTCATCTGTCCAACCTTGCAGCCTAAAGCATTCTTTCGGTGTCAGCTTTCTGATTGCTATGTAGCACTGGTATTTTTCATACCAGACAGCATATATGGTCAACTCTTCTGAAACTTGCACAAAAATCCCTTGATTGCAACTGGTATCTAATGTATTTGCAACATCACGTCCAACTCGTCCTCTTCTTGTTTTACTTCCTGGAACTGATAAATTCACGCTATCAATGCCTACTCTACACTCGGAATAGCCTTGCTTTGTTGCTTCGGCTACTTTTATGCCCTGCGAATCAATAACTCCAATCGGTTCAATCGCCACTCCGTGTCTATCCTGTCCAGTAAGTGTAAACATCGGCTCACCATCTTCTTTGAATCTCCGTCCATTCTGACGCTTTTCTGCTCGGTCAGGTGTTAAAACTGGAATTGCAATACCGCTATTTTGCGCTTTATACGTTCCATATCCTTTTTGATATCTTGCTTGCAAGCATCTGGCAACGCTAGTTGTTTCTGTTCCACTGTTGCACAAATCTATAAAACACGGCAATGCTACATGATGCCCTCGCCCACCACCTTGACCAGTATCAAGAGCTTCTGTAATTCCATCAGGTGCAAATACCTGCGTATTTCTTCTGTATCCGTCTTTGTGACCAATTATTTGAATACTATTTTCTCCGTCTGCTCTTTCGATAGGAAATATTTTTGTGGAGCTTCTGCCTCTAAGATGCCCGATAATGAAACACCTTTCTCTGTTCTGTGGCACTCCGAAATCTTTAGAGTTGAGCACCTGCCATTCTGCATCATACCCCCCTCTGCTCCATTTCAATGAGCAGTCTGGCAAAATCCCATCCTCCATTAACACTAAGCAAATTCTTAACGTTCTCAATGAAAAGGTAAGTGGGTCTATTTTCTTCTTCGAGTTGTCCGATAAGGTACATAACTCTGAAAAACAAGCTTGAACGGTTCCCTTGAAGTCCAAGCTGTTTTCCTGCAACGGAGATGTCCTGACATGGGAATCCGAAACACCAGCAATCTGCTCTTGGAATGTCTTCGGCATATAATCTTCTAATGTCATTTGCGTACCACTCTCCATTTCTGTATTCCTCCTTTAATATTTCTTTTCTCCGTTGTTTTAAAGGCATTTCATTTAAATATTCTCTTTGTTCTGGCGTAAGCAGGTGCATTGATGTGTAACTTGCGGTTGCAAATTTATCGAATTCGCAAAACCCGACGCATTCATGCCCCACTAATTCCATGCCTCTGCGGAATCCTCCGATTCCGGCAAAAAAATCAATAAACTTCATATTTTAACCTTTCTGCGCCCTACGCGGTGGGGCGCGATTGTTAGATTATCTTGCGATTACACAAGCCGGGGAGAAGCGAATCGCCCAAGACGCGCCGCTGTAGCTGACGTTGCCGCTAGTGTACACGTACCACGCGTAATTAGCGATGCCACGACTCGCGCTACGAGTCCAGTGGACATCGGTTTCTCCATTTTCATCAACCTTTACTCGGTCTGCTTCTGTATTGATGTACTCATAGCCCCCTTCCAATTCTTCTTTTGACAGAAGGAAGAAGCGGTCAACAGTATCTATGCATTCACCATTGTCCTTGTATACCGGACAAATCAATTCGCGGAAACCAGTTTCAAAGCGTTTAATAAATTCTTCGCTATTAATATGTTTTCTAATGTCTGACTCTTCCCATTTGTTATTACCCTCTGTGCTAAATGCCATTTTATCGAGGATGAGGTTACGCATCCAAAGAGTGATGCTGTGTTGTTTATCTTCTGCAAGTTTTTCGGCATCATATCCGATAATGTCAAAAATAACAGTTCCGATACCCTCGACTTCTACGGAAATACTTCCTTTGCCGCCGAAGAATTCTTGCGCCTTTCCTGCTTCAATGGTTTCTCCCAATTCTTCCCAAGTAAGTTTGTCTTCACGCCGTTTTACACAAGAAAATTCCTCTTTCATCGGACTGCTAGCTTTGTTGATTAATCCCAACAGCTTTTCTCTTTCATCGCTTTTTAAATTGTCTAAATTTACTGTAATATTCATGATTCACTTTCCTTTCTTTTTGCCGCTGCCTTCCTCATATCTTCCCACTCTTTTCTCAACTTTCCGCCGATTATTTGGCAAGATTTCGAAACGCCTTTGCTGCGTATTGATATTTCTTTTCTTATAAATTTCTGTTTTTCTGGTTCTTTATTTTCTTTCTCCAGTTCTTTTAGTGCAAGTTCTAAAGATTCTATTTTAAAATCTGGAGAGCAAATATAACTACGGTAATCCGGGTAATAACCTTCCTCTGCTACGAGTGGTCTGTTTTTGATTAATTCCGCACATTTTCTGATTTTGAGTATATTTAAAATCATTTTTGCTTTTAGATATTGTTGGCCTGTTTTATTCAAAATATATAAAGCTGTTTTTAAATCGTGTAGCTTGTATTTATGCAACATTTCAGACATTATCCATTTTTCTGTTGCCGACTCTATGATTTCTTTAACCTCAAATGTATAATCTTCAAGGGGTATTCCCAGTTTCATAATTCGCCCCTTTTCCGAATAAGCGCTGCATTTCTGTCCATTTTTCGCAAAATTCTTTTTCTTCTGTCGTATTTTGAAATGTTATACCGCTTTCTTTGCTTCTTGCAGTTAATTCTGTATTAATCAAATCTATCTTTTGTTTATTATTTCGAATATTCTGTAAGGCTTCCAGAACCTCCCATAGTTCTTCATTGCCCCAGCCTGATAACAATAAAACTCGCTCGTACTGAGGGGTTCTAAATAGCTTTTTTACCAGCTCGTTATCTATAGCCTCCCATTCTTCTTTTCTTAGCCCATATGGCATTTTTCTTCCCTTTCTCCCCGGCTCTCGCCGGGGTTATCAATGACATATAGCCCCGTGTTCGTACGCGGAACCGTCAGCAAGTTACGTGTAATGTATAAATCCTTTAACCAAAACGGTGTCCAGCTTAACTAATAACTACTAAATCCTCTACTTCTTTCAATTCTTCCTGCAAATATTCCTTGATGTTTTTCATTGCTTCAATTTTCCACGCGCCACCATCCGCTTCAAATAACGCGCACTGTACACCGTAATTTCCGTTTTTCATGCGGAAAATAAACGCCGATTCCGGCTGATCCACTTCTAAAAATGTTCGGAATGGCTTTAAAATTACAGGATTTGGAACAATCGCATCGCTTTTCGAAGATAGCCCCGTTTTAACTGTAGCTTTCTGGGATACTCCATCATCCCCGTATTCTGTTACTGTGCCATCCTGTACTGTTCCGGCGAACTTGAGTAATAATTTTCTGTCTTCGTTGTCTACGAATTTAGACTGCAAAGCGATGCAGAAAGATTCGTGATTATCAAATGTCCCAAATTCCATATATGGCAGTTCTGCTTCTGCGATTGCATATTTGTCTCTATTGCATTCTCTATCCAAGGCGGAGTAAACTCTTACTCTCGTTGGACTTTCTACGTGTACGATTGCCTTTCCATCTGCCATTTCGCACTCTCGGAAATTTTTAATATATTCCACAAAAGATGATAAAGTTTTCAATTTAATTGGTTCTGGATATGGAATATATGATACTTTTTCTAATGGTTTATCCGAATAGGTGCATCCTTCGACATCAAGTAAATTTGCTTCTCCAAGTCCTACGATATACTGCAATGCTTCTTTAATCATGTTTTTCCTCCTATTTTGCCTGTCTAAAATCTACTATGTTCTTGTCTTCTACAATTTCGCCTGTTTCTGTGTCAACAATTTTTCCGTCAACCTCTTCCTGGTTATTATCGTAGTCTTTAAACGTCATTTGTCCCGGAATGTCTTTACCGTATTCTCTCGCATAGACTTTTCCATCTTTTAAATCCTGCTCCATGGAAAATTGCGTTTCGAGCGGAGCAGATGGAGAAAGTTTTTCTGATACGTCAATGTCTACCTTTACGTTGTCTCGTTGCTCATTCTGTGCAAATGACAGTTTGATAGTAATACTACGTTTATTTTTAAATGGCGTGTTCGGGTCTAAGAGATTCTTAATTACTTTTTCAAAAGATGCGTTAAACTTCTCTTGTAAGGCTCCTCCTACTAAATTTTTCAAATCAATTGTGTTCACGATACTTTACCTCCTGTTAATCTTTCTTCGAGAGCCGCATAATAATCTTGCGAATATCCTCTTTCTTCTAAATTATGAAATTGATTATTGTTTTTTTTCGGTTCTGCTTTCTTTTCGTTGTCTTCGTATGTACCTTCAAGGACTTTTGCTATATTGTTCTCGTTCATCAACCAATCAAAATTAGCTTTCCAGCCGCCTTTTTCACCACGAAGGAATCGACTTCCTTCTGCCATTTCGAAGCATTTTCTTAGTTCGTCTTCTGTGTAGCTTCTCAATCTTGCTCTGATAGCTGTCTTTCTTTTCTCTGTGACTTTTACTACTTTCGATAAGGACGGGCAGCATTCGTGATATATGTCGATAATTTTTTTATAGTCTGTTCTATGTACCGCTTCTGTTGCCTTCTCTACTTCTTCTGATTTTTCCGATTCTGGAGTTAAATCTTTTCCAACAACTTCCAACGATTTCTGACAGTTTTTTTCTGTTTTTTCTTCGTTTTCTGGCTGTTTTTCTTCTAAAACCTGTGGTTTTTCAACTTTTTCGATCTTTTTCTTTCTTCCGCCTTTTCTTCCATTTGCCGCTCTTTCTCTGTTTTTATCAATTTGTGGTTTAATGAGTCCAAAGATAATATCTACAGAGAGTGGCATGTCCTCTGGAAGCGCATCATTAAGAGCATAGTCCATCATGATTTTATATGCTATTAACTGATCTTCCTCTGGAATTTTCTCGATTGCTTCGTAAAAACTTCTATAAACAACAAATCCTTCGTACTGCATTGCTATACCTCTCTGATTACCACCTCCACCCTCGGATTATCCGCATCTATGTAAAAATTATCTTGAAACCCAACTATATTTTTCCATCCATCATTTTCGAGAACCCTTGTTTCAACAAGTGCATCCTGAATTACCTTTCTGCCAAACGAAGACACGTTATCTAAATCTCGTCTTTTATTTGGCTCATACCAGGTGTAGGTCATATATACCGGCTTTTTTATTCGCAATCGTCCTAACTGCTCATATATTGCCTGTATGACTCTATTCTCGTTCTTGTGTTTGACTTTTGCTCCTTTGTACTGATTCGTCCGACAGGCTGTTATATAATCGTTCAAATTATCCAACTTGCCGGGAATCATTAATTTCACAACCACGATTTACCGAACTCCCTTCTGAAATCGTCCCTGTTTCCTATTTTTTCTTCATACCATTTTTGACAGTGCCGTTTTAATGCAACATCTATTTGCTTATTCTCTAGTGTAGGATTAAATCTTGCTCCGTTCGGGTGTAAATCGTATCGGAGCGGCACTACAAATCCGTATTTTTCGCTTTTTTTACGATTGCTTCCTCCAAATACATGATGTCGCTCCACGTACGTACTACCAGTGTAAATGCAATGATCCATGTCGTTTGTAAAAATGCTCGTCAATCTCTTAGCCATGTTGCATTATCCTCTCCAACTCCACCGGGGTTAAGGTTTCTACCGGAATGTCGCACTCATGGATTGTATCAACCAATCCTGTGATTAATTTAGCCATTTCTGCTGTATTATAAGTGCTTGAGCCGCGCATCATGATATACTCTGTGTACCGTTTTCCATTTGTAAAGGTACTTCCTATAGGCTTTCCGTATATATCGTCTCTGCGGCTTATGTCGATATCTGAGAGCATAGCAAACCTTACAACAGTTCCATCTTCTTGAGTTTCCGGCTGTCCATATTCACAAATCATTTTATTATGAGCCTCTTCTTTGCTAATTCCCATGCATCCTGCCACCTGCGACAGCAATGCCCAGTAATAGCCGTTTGCATCAAGACTTCTTTTCGCTCGCTGCTTCGTGATATTTACTCTCAGTTTCTTATCTTTCCACTCCTTTGTGTGTTCCAGGATTTCACAACCAGAAATTTTGAGTTTTAATTCGACGCTCCCAGTCGCAAAATTTGGAATCATATCGAGGAGTGTGCCTTCGCACATCATTAAATTGTCCTCTGGTCTAATACTGTGTATGTAATACCATGCTCGCGTAAGAATGCTGATACGCTTCTTAATTGCTCCACACTGCCTATTACTTTGTATGTAGCTGAGTATTGTTGTTCTGGAAGTCTTTCTTTTTCCTCTACTGCTTCAACAACCGGCTCTGGCTTGCTCTCTTCTACTGGCAAATCTGGCTGTGTAGGAATTATTTCCGACTCCTGAGCTTCATTTTCCTGCTTATAAATTCTGTCCGCTCTTTTTTTAATTTCGTCGATGATAATTGCTGTTGAGAATCCACTATCAATTAAATGCTGAAAGTCCGAAATTTCCATTTTCGCTATTAATCTGCTATTTTCACTATCCAACACAGTTTTAATAGTCTCTAAGCAATCTTTCTCTTTGTCCTGTGCCACTTTAAGTGCAAATGCTCTAGTTTCTATATCTTCTTTTACTGCTTTTTTTGAGATTGAGAGATTAGTATACTTATCAAGGACAGCAAGGTCTTCTTTAAATTTGCCTTCAAGTCCAAAATCTTTGGCCGCCTTTTCGATAATCTCGACGGCTTCTTTTCTTTTTTCTTCTTTTTTCTTATCTGTAAAAACCTGCATACCATCTTTGATTGGTTTTTCAACTTTTTCAATTTTGAGAATAAGTTCTTTGCACTGCTTCTCAAAATTTTTAATCGGTTTTTCTGCCTCTTTCTTCTTTTCTTTACGATATTCGTCAATTTTTCTTCTGGCAGAAGAAAGTTCAGACTGTGCCTTTCGGCAGCCCGGAAGGGTTTCTTCCGTGACTACAAGGCCTTTATAATTTTCGAGCTGCTCATCAAGATTTTTCGAAATCTCCTCATAATTTGTAATAATAACTGGACTCTGAAATTCTTTAATTTGAAAATCCATCTTTTTCTCCTTCCTACAATCCTAAATCAACTTTCTGTTCCTGCATATCTGGAGTTTTTTTCAATCCTTCCATGCTTTTCATAAAATCAAGCATCGTCATATCTTCTAATTTTTCTTTGCCTACTCTTTCAAGAATTTTTGATTCTGTCACGCCTTTTTTCTCCATAGTTGCTTTTAACGTAGCAACATGGGTCTCATTAACCAAAATTTTGTTTGGGTCCATTTCCGGCTCTGGTTCGGCCACCTGCGCGTCGAATGTGTCGTTCTCTGCAATCTCATACGCAATCATATACAAATATCTTCTTGTGTAAGTAGTAACCCCTCCGATGTTCTGCATAGAGTTAGCTCCTTTGATTGCAATTTCCGCAATTGGAATGCTAAATTCTATTGCACATCCGTCTTCCTCTAAGTCCATTACCTTTAAGATGGCTTTTTCTGTCTGTAATTCATACAAATTGAAGACATTATGATTCTTTGCAATCTCGTTGATATATGGCAGGAAATCCGCCATCTCATAATAGTTGTATTTTCCGTATTCGTTGTAGCCGCTTTTTTTAATATCGCAATTCTGCAATTCTACTCGCATTTCTGCGAGTTTTTTGTAAATATTATTACTCATACTACCTCCAGTTAAATTAGTGGAAGCTCGCGCGTCTCTGATGTTGTTTCGTCTGTCTCTCGTTTTTCACTGAGCGCTTTAAGCACTTTGTTCCCCGCATTTAACAGTATTTCTGCCTCTTCATATAAATTATCGTTGCAAGCTTCTTTTCCCATACTTCTCAGCATATTTCCTATTTTTGCTGCGAGTCTTCTGCTGTAAATATTTACAACCACTCTTTCCTCGGAAAGACGGTCTCTTTTCATTTTGTAAACTTCAATTTCTTTATTATCCATTATTCGTTAACCTCCTTTAAAAAATCACTAGCTCCTTCAAATCCTGATAAAAAGGCAGTAGTATAAAGAAATTTCACCATGGGATGCTCGTATTCAATAAAATTTGATATAAGTTCTTTTGTTGCTTTCCCCATAGCATTCAAATCTTTAACACCTTCTACAGTTCCAATTTCTCCGTTAGACATTGCTCCAATTACCGGATTCCCGTCTTTATCTTCTCTTACTTTCACGACTACAAAACCGTGTTCTCCTGTCAAAACCATCGGTTTTGCATCTTTGTTTTCTGTATCTTTGATAGTAATTTCAATCATTTTTTTCTTACCTCCGTAATTATTACAAAAAAATTATTCGGGGCGAATTTCTGGTCTGTCATGTTGTGTGCTAATACATTCGCCCAACTTGCAAAAATCCACAAAATAAATAGGAAAGATATAACTGTTATTGTGTTTCCTATAATTTTTTTCATTCATTTTCACCTGTGGTAAACTTAATGTCTTTGCGTTCCTTTCTGCGCCCTACGCGGTGGGGCGCGATTGTTAGATTATCTTGCGATTACACAAGCCGGGGAGAAGCGACCCGCCCAATCCGCGGAGTTGATGCCGACAAAGCCGCTAGTGTCCACGTACCACGTGCCATAAGCGTTGCCACGGTTCGCGCTACGTGTCCAGTGGACATCGGTTTCTCCATTTTCATCAACCTTTACTCTGTCTGCTTCTGTTTTGATGTACTCATAGCCACCTTCTAATTCTTCTTTTGATAAGAGAAAAAATACATCATAAGTTTCTGGGGCTTCCCCATTATCTTTGTAAACCGGGGAAAGAAGTTTTCTGAATCCTGGTTCAAAGCGTTTAATAAAACTATCGCTTTGAAGATATTTACGAATATCAGAGTCTTCCCATTTGTTATTACCTTCTGTGCTAAACGGCCTTTCCTCGAAGAGTAAGTCACGCATCCATAATGTCATGCTATGTTTTCCTGAGTCCATAAGCTTTTCGGCATCGTATCCGATGATGTCAAAAATAGCGGTTCCGACACCCTCAATTTCTACGGAAATACTGCCTCTCTCTCCAAAGAATTTTTTTGCTCTCCCCTCGTAAACAATCTGTCCTATTTCTTCCAAACTCATTGATTCTTTGATTTTTCTTTCAATCTGTGCCATGTTAATTCCTTTCTGGCTTTTCCTGCCTATCTGTGCTATAATGTGATTGTTAATTCTTTTCTTTGCACCCTACGGGGTGCTTTTTTCTTTCTCTTTAACTATGTATTTGCATTCTCTCTGTTTTTCCAAGAGGGAAACAATTAAATGCGTAATACTATCTTCAAATTCTTCGGGGTTCCTTCCCTCCCAGTCCATTATTGTTTTCCCGTCCTGGTTTACATATAAATGCATCTTTATCGCCTCCTTATGCGACCTAACAAATTGTTGCCCCACCGTATTTTCTATGGAGCAAGGAACTTATTAATAAAATATTGTTGTCCCTTACCTGTGACCTTGGTGGTCTTTGTGGTAATATTGGCTCCGGCTCCGTTAATATAAGAGCCTTCTTTTATCTCAAATAAGCCCATCTCCATGGCTTTTTGAGTTGGCATATTTTTAGAGGAACCGCTTTTGATAAGGAATCCGTTTTCTCTCATCCAATCAAATAGTCTTTTCTGCCCGGTCTCAACACCATTTTGTCTTAGTAATTTTGCAAGTTCTCCAACCAAGATAGAGGTCTGACTTGCCGAGACTGCATCTGCGAAAATTTCTTTTGGCCGCATCCGTTCAACATCTTCAACCAATGCTGCATTATCGGATTTTAATGACTCAATAGTTTTATCTGCCATCTTCAACGCTCTAGCAAAAATCTGTTCAGGTGTGTTCCAAGCCTTTTCAAGATCGAGAAAATACTGTCTGTATAATCTGCCTTTTTCCGAACGCTGAATCATGCAAATCTGTTTTGCCATATCAACAGAAATTTGATAGTCCTGTAATTCCTGTTTTGCTAGGGTGTTAAATTCTTTACACCCTGTATAATCTGCATTTTCCTGAAAACCGTATTGAAGTTGTCTGTTGAACCATGACTGAAATCTTTCGCTTATTTCTAATCCCTTATGTAAATCTCTTGCGGAGACAGTCGGTTGCTCCGCATCGTAATTAATAGGAATTAAAGCTCTCATTTATTCGCCCTCTTTCTGTTCTTTAGATTCCTGTTTCTTGTTGCTAACCATCGCTTCACCCATTCCGAGCAGATAACCTTTATTAAATTCGGACATGTTAGGAATAGCTTTTGTCATTGTTTCAAGAATCTGTTTTTCTTTTTCTGACATCGTTCACACCTCACTTTCTATGGCTTTAGAAAATCAAAGTACTGTGTCCTCTCGCTCGTTGATTCTTCCGCTTAACAGCTTCTTGGTTGAGGAGTAAAGTTCCGATTGGTTCGGACTGTTTATTTTCTTCCAAAGTATAAACCCTGTGCTTTCTTGTCCTGCTGTTCCTGCTTTCTTCAACTGTTTTGCCGGGTCATGTTTATTCTTCACACACTCTGTCTGATTGTTTCAGCTTGACCACCATGTCACTTGCGTGTAGCCCTATCGCTTCACCCGGTCTTTCCTGCTTTCTTTGATTTTCTTGACCTGCCATCGTCAGCATCGGGCGGTCGTTCCCGGTGGACGGTCATTTCTGACCGTTTCGGCTAATTTGAAATGTTCTGCAATCCTGCAATCGCAAGTGCAAGTGATGTTATTCCGTTGTTTTCTTTTTTTGCTTGAGCCATTAAAGCTGAGTATATTTCGTGAGGTATATTCTTCGTACCGTTTAAAACTGCTAAACATTCATCGTAGGTTAATAAATTAATCATTTCTTTTGCTTGTTCAATATTTTCAAGCTTATCAATTTTCTTATTTGCTAAATCTTCTCTTGTTATCATGTTTTTCCCTCCTGCTTGATTGTTTTGTGTTTTGTTCTTATGCCACAATAATATACCCTTATAGAACATTTGTCAAGCATAAATTTGTTCTTTTTGAACATTTTGTTCTTATGCCACATTTTTATATTGCTTTTTACATTATAGTGCGGTATAATTAGTAACAGAAAGAAGGTGAATAAATGAAAGAGCGATTGAGGAAGTTAAGAAAAACATTAGACTTAACTCAACAAGAATTTGCTGACAAACTAAAAGTACCTAGAAATACAATTGGTGGGTATGAAGTCGGAAAAAGCAATCCTAGTGATGCCGCTGTAAATAACATCTGCAATATATTCAATGTTAATGAAGAATGGTTGCGAACCGGAAACGGTGAAATGTTCATTGAATTAACAAGGGATGAACAGATTGAACATTTTGTTGGCGATGCACTAAAAAGTGAAGATGATTCTTTTAAGAAAAAATTCATCTCAATGCTTGCAGCACTGGATGAATCAGATTGGGAAGTTCTTCAAAAGATGGTGGAATTGCTACAGGAAAATAAAAAGGACTGATTACCTCAGTCCTAATAAAGCTTTGATATGTATGTAGATGAGTCTCAAGCAACGCTCATCTGCAATATCAAGCATTTCAATAATAAGTTTTTTGTAGTCCACATTATCAGCTCCTTATACAGAACGTATGTACGAAATCCCTTGATGTTATGATACACCATTTCATGAGGGATTTCAATAGTTTTATTGAACATTTGTTCTTGAAAAATATGGTTATCTTGTTACGATTATTATAACTCTTTTTCAGGAAAATGGAACGATGTGGAGACAATCGGACGGTTAATTGGACATTTATTTATTATTTATTTCAAAAAGGTCTGTTATCTGACAATTCAGACCGTCTGCGAGCTTTTTAAGCGTCCGAATTTTCGGGTTTGCATCCTCCCTCATATTTGCTTGTATAGTTGATTTCGGTACACCAGACCTAATAGATAGTTGCCGGATAGATATATTTTTCTCATACATAATCTTAAATAATAATATTTTCATGTCATTATTATCTCAATTTATTTTACAAAAAATTCACATTCTATTTATTTTCTTTATATTTTATTGTATAATCAAAAACGTTATTTATAAACTATACATCCGTAAAAAGAAAGGAAGGAACTTATGAAAACTTGGAAATTAGTATCAGGAATTATCTCTATTGTGTTATTTTTCTTGGTAGCATTTCAGTCTTGCGCCGCTGGAGCTGCTAATATGTTAGAGGAAAACGGAGAAGTAGGAGGAAGCGCCGGAATCTTTGTAGCATTCATGCTATTAGTCGGCGGTATTGTTTCTATTGCTACACGAAAAGGCGGCAAAGGTGGAAATATCGCACTGATTATTATTTTTGTACTTGCTGCAATCATCGGATTTGCTTTAGGTGGTAGCTATGGAGACTTAGCGATCTGGTCCGGCTGGTGTTTAATTTGTGCTGGTCTAGCAGTTGTTTCTTTGATATTCTCGAAAGAATCTAAATAATTATTTTTACGTCCTCGGAATTTTCCGAGGATTTTTTTATTTAAAACCATAGGTTTTTTAGTATTAATTTTTTTATTTTTTCGTCTTGTATCTTCTTTTCTTTGTTTTTTCCACTTTTTTAATTAAAAAATACCGAAAACCATAGGTTTTTTAATTAAAAACCATAGGTTTCGTTTTTAAAAACCTAATTATCCTTATCCTTATAAATATCCTTAACCTTATCCTTATAAATAAAAAAGAATATAAAAGAAAAAGTTTTCTCTTTTCTTCTGTGCAAATTAAAGATATAATATTATTAATCAACAAAAGGAGAAGCAAACATATGAAAACACATGAAGAAAATTCTGCACAGCAACTTGATATGTCACTGACAAAAAAGTGGTTCAAGTTCTTTTTTCCAAAACCAGCTATATTGATTATGATTATATTCGGTTTTCTGTTATTTCGAGGAAAAATTGACGGAAAACCCATTTCTAATTTTCAAGATTGGATAAGGCTAATGATGTATTTCTATACTTTTACGATCCTGCCTTTTGATGTTGTCTGGGCAATTTTGAAGAAAATAGGACGTTTTATCATGAGCTGTGTGGAAGAAGCGCCACAAACTAATTCGGACGAATCTCCGCGGGTATCGTTTGATTTAGAGCAATGTTGGGGAGTGGATAAGCAAAAGTTATCAATAGCCGTTAAAAAAATTTTATCTTATTCTGAAAAGCGAGATGTTATACAGAATTCTGCAAAGAAAAAGCAATCTCCAGAAGCAAGTGAAAAAATACTTAATCAGAAAATGAAAAATCTATCTGTAAATACATCGCCTATTCAAGATGACGAGGAGGAAGATAAGGATTTTCTCAGATTTCCTGAACCTCATTTTGAAGATGCAGCACATATGTTTTATACGCAATCAATTTTATATAAAAAGAATCCTACTATTAGTTTAGTTCGTCGAAATTATAATTTATTGTTTGCTAATGCAAATAAAATTATGCGAGAATTATGCGAAGCTAAAATCATTAAGGATTTAGGGGCGGAAGAATATAAATTTCTTGTCAGTGATGAGCAAGAATTAAAAAAGTTGATTAATGATTATTATAAATTTCTTACAGAGGCCCCTATTGAGGAAGTAGCTAAAATCAAATCTAAAATTAATGAGAAATCAACTAAGGAGCCTGCTGAAATACCTGGTACCGATGTTGATAATCTTATTCGTGTAGATGATATGGAGGGACATGAGTTTGAGCATTTTTGCGCTGAGTTATTAAAGAAAAATGGTTTTAAAAACGTCCGGGTAACTTCCGGGAGTGGAGACCAGGGAATTGACGTACTAGCAACAAAAGACAGTATCAGCTACGGTATTCAATGCAAATGCTATTCGTCTGATGTAGGAAATAAGGCTGTGCAAGAAGCAATAGCCGGACGAGGATTTTATGATTGTCACATTGGAGCCGTCTTGACGAATCGTTTTTTTACCCAAAGCGCCCGCGAATTAGCGAAAAAAGAAAAAATTTTACTATGGGATAGAGCTAAATTAAGAAAGCTTATAGAGGATCAAAAAGACGAAAAGAGCAATATTTTATAGTCTTCTCTTGCATACAGGTCGTTTACGTTGTATAATCAGCCTATAAATTTAAAAAATCCGGCGCAAAACGCACCGGATTCATGGTTACTTATCAACCGCAGGAACGGCTAATAATCACCGCAACAATTAGATTATAGCATACATCCTGTCGATTGTATAGGGTGTATTTTTTATACCCTTTTTAAACAGAAAAGGAGGCTGACAAATGAAAAAGAGAGTTGCGCTTTATGTTCGCGTGAGTACGCAGGAACAGAAAAAACATGGTTTGTCTGTGGATTCGCAGATTGCAGCATTGGAGGAATATTGTGCTGAGAAAAAATATACTGTCGTTGACGTGTATAACGATGCCGGTATCTCGGCAAGGAAAAAATACACAAAGCGACCGGGGTTGTTACGACTCCTTAATGACTGTGAACAAAAGAAAATAGATTTAATTCTATTCACAAAATTAGACAGATGGTTCCGTTCTGTAGCAGATTACTATGAAGTGCAGAGTATTTTAGAGAAAAGCAAAGTGCCATGGCAGGCGATCTGGGAAGATTATGAAACAATCACGTCTCAGGGAATTTTTAAAGTAAACATTATGCTGTCCGTCGCGCAGGCGGAGGCAGACCGTACAAGTGAACGAATAAGAGCAGTTATGGAATTCAAGCGTAAAAATAGAGAATATCTTGGAGGACCTGTTCCATTAGGATATATGGTAAAAGATAAAAAACTTGTTAAAAATCCAGAGACAGAGCATATAGTGAATGATATGTTTGATTATTATTTCTCAACTTTTTCAAAATATAAAACCGCCGATTATATATTGCAAAAATATCCAGAAGCAGCCGAAATGAATACTCGTGGAAATATGCAATTGCTAATATCTAATCCAATTTATGCAGGAGCAGCTTATGGAATAGATGGATATTGCGATGCGTATATTACACAAGAACAGAGAAGGAAGATGCAAGAAAATTCAAACGAAAAGGTTTATTTGTCAGGAGTAAAAAGGACTTATATTTTTTCTGGTTTACTACGTTGTTCGGTTTGTGGCGCAAGAATGAGCGGTACCATGAATCATGGCAGTAAATCATATCGTTGTTTCAATCGCAAAATGAAGCATTATACCCTTGTTCGTTCCGAGAAAAAACTAGAAAAATATTTACTAGAAAATTTAGAGACTATTTTAAGCAACAAAATATATGTACTCGAACAAGCTAAAGAAGATACTCAAAATTATAAAATAGAAAAGAAGAAGCTTTTAGCAGAACGAGACAGAGTTAATTTAATGTTTGAAAAGGGACGCATAACAGAAGAATATTATGATTCGAGATACGATGAGATTTCAATAAGATTAAAAGAATTAGAAAAGAAAGACGATGCGCAGTCAGAAAAAAGCGAAAAATTAAAAAAATACCTTTCTGGAAATTGGAAGGAATTATATAAGCAATTAGACGAGCAGGGAAAGCAGGCTTTCTGGAAGAATATTATAGAGATTATAATTATATCTCGCGAAACTTTTATTGAGGATATTATATTTTTTTAG